CTCCCAGCCAACTTAAAATTTGAAATTTCTAAAGAATCTAACTTTCACAGTAAATCGGTCAGCCATGTCAGCATCATCATTCCTTGCCAAGAATCTCGCTGAATCAATCTCTGTCCGTGGTTGGGTCCCTCTACCGTGCAAAGACAAGAGCCCTAGCGGTGTCCTCTCTCAGTGGCAAACTGTCACCAGCACTACCTGGCGTGATAGGTGCTACTGTCAGGGCAATAAGCTAGGTAAGTTCAAAGATCTCACTCAGGTTGGCATTCTCACCGGTAAGGCCAGTAAGCTTGTTGTTGTTGACTGTGATCTCCTCAAGGAAAAGGATGACAGTAACCTAGTTGATGGTGTGGCCACCTTTCAGCGCTGGTGTGAGGAGAATGAATATGTCCCAGATACCCCCTGCGTTCAGTCTGGTTCTGGTGGTCGTCACTATTACTATCTCTTCGAAGGTAAGGCGACCGGGCTCAAGACAGACAAGAACGTTGTCATGGATGAAGAGGGGCGCACGATCAAGATCGATATTCGTTCTAACGGTGGCCAGATCATTGCAGCTGGTTCTATTCACCCCAATGGCAAGAAGTACGAGTGGCTCAAGACACCCGAGGAATGTGGTGGGGTGAAACGCATGCCTGACTGGCTCCTCAACAAGCTCAAGCGTAAAGTCACTAAGGAGGTCAACCTGGTGACTAAGATGCAAGACCATCAAGACGCAATCGACCTCTTCAATGACACGTACAGCCAAGCCGATTATTACACTGTGCGTAAGGCCGTGGGTACGCAGGTTAATCTGATTAGAACAGGAGTGCTTGATTACTGTGACACCTGCCATCGTAAACATGGCAGTGGAGAGGCTAAGGGTGACAATGCTGTGCTGTACATTAGAGGCCAGCAGAAGAAGGTCGTTTTTCATTGCCACGGGAATGAGACAGAACTAGGTGTTTTGGCTCCTCGTTACTTTGACCACAATATCCCAGCCTTCCATTGTTTTACTGATCAAATGCTAGCTGACTTCTATGTCAAGCTGACTGATGGGAACGTGGTCATCAACACAACTGACGAAGGGAAATCCACCCAGTGTTACATGTACGACAATGAGAAGTGTCTGTGGGTCGGCCAAGACATGAAGTATGACCTCTTTAAAGACGTCTATCAACGCATCAGCTCGGTGATAAATGCCCTTGATGCCAAGTTCAGGAAAATCGAGAGGGATATCAGCACAAAGGGTATGGTCATGCCTAAGGAGTGGACAACAGAGTTTCAGCTCCCACCACTCTATGACGAGCTGCCAATCACTACTGAAGAGTTGGTGGACAGATCAGCGTTTGAAGAGTGGCTGGATAATCAGCGTTTTGATATGGAGCAATGTGATGATGTGCTTGGTGAGGTGTGCTCTTACAGCGTCTCTTTCCGCGAGGACTATCAGAGATTATTAGGTAAATGCGGCGTATTCGAGGCAGACAAGCACTATTACGGCAAATACCTTCAACAGCATCCCGAGATTCAAGCGATCAAGAAAAACAACATTACCCAGAATGTCAGGCACAGTGCTGAGCTGGCCAAGTGGAAGAGACAGTACTGCGCTGAAGAAACCATCGACCCTGATGGCTGGAACGATGACGACGACGACGATGATGGCGTCAAGTGCTTCCAGTACATTCAAGTGCCCCAGCGCATTGAGATCAAGCAAGAGGTGGAGACCCAGCCAGCTGATAAGAGACGCAAGCCGACCAAGAGCATTGAGGTGGTTAAGTACATTGACTTTGAGGAAGAACTGCAGTATCAAATTGAGGGGTGTCCAGATGACTGGCAGCGGTGTAATGAGCAGTATGAAGGTCAGGGCCTGTTCGAGAGGTGGACCAAGTCAGAGGTGTATCACTGTGAGGAGTTCAAGGGTATCTTTGAGCAGTACATCGAGCAATGCAAAGAGGAGGCGCTTCAGAAGCTCAAGAACACCAGAGTTAACTTGTCTCAAATTCGTCGCCACATTGAGATGGAAAAGAACCAGAGGTCGATCTGCGGCTTAGCCATAGCCAACTTGAAGCAGAGGGACTTTGAAGACAAGCTGGACAACCACCACGAGCTCCTATTTCCCATCTGCAGGGGCAGGGTGATCGATCTCAAGACCAAGACAATCGTGCCGAGAACCAGAGACCACTACTTTACCTATGAATCGCCTGTTGACTATGATCCATCCGTCAACCAATCATTCGTGTGGGACTTCATCAAGGCACTAATGGTAGTGCGTGAAGGTACCAACAATATTGAGCGCATGAATAACCTGCTGAAGATCTTGGGCATGTGTTTGACTGGTAAGGTACTCCGTTACTTCTTCCTCTTCTCTGGTGGTGGCAAAAATGGCAAGTCAACACTCATTAACGTGATGAAGGCGATTATGGGCAAGTTGCTCTGTATAGCTGACAGCAGCGTCTTTATTTACAAGAAGGGCGCAGATGAGAGGAAGCCAGCCTTGTTCGCAATCCGAAATGCCCGTTGCGTTATTGTCAGCGAGATCCCCAAAAATGTCGAAGTCGATGCCACACTTATCAAAGGTATTACAGGAGGTGATCCTAAGCAGTTTAGGGGCAACCATCGCGACGCAATTGAGAAAAAGATAGTCGCCAAGGTGTTGCTTGCGTTCAACGACCCACCAAAGTTCCCCAAAGGTGAAAATCCACTCTTTGATCGCATGGGTAACATTCCCTTTCAACAGCGCTTCGTTGAGAGCAATTGCAAAGATGATCCTTCTGACTATCGCTACGTTCAAACAGCTAATGAGGAAATTGACAGCGAACTGAAGACGCCCGAGAACCTGACAGCGTTTTTCACCATCCTTGTTGACTATGCCGCCAAATATCTCAACGGTGACCAGCTGGTCTTCACTGATGAGTTCATTGCCAAAAGGGAAGAGCTTAGAGATGCCAATGATCCCTTCAGCTCCTTTATGCACTCTGTCTGGGTTGAACGTGACAAAGTTGTTGATCTCAGCACTGATCAAAGCTTCAAGAGTTCGCCAGTGAGTCAGCGCGCAAAAGACTTCTATGCTACCTATTGCGAGTACCTCGCCGATGTTCACGATTATCCCAGCAACATGATGCCAAAATCCTCCAACATCGGTACCACACTATCAACGTACTACAGCAGTTGGTATGGAAAGGATAAAGTTCACGGCGGTATTATGAATTACTGGGGTATCAAAGCAACAGTCATCTGCTCCCATGGCAACGTTAAGAGGGAGTGCAACGAAGTAGTAGAGATGGACAGTGGTGAGATGGTGCCCTGCAACAAAGCTCGGAGATTCTGAGGGTGAGTTATCACAACACTGATCGGGTCAGTGTTTGAAGTTCAGAGTGGTGATCAATCAGCACTGTAGTAGTTACGTCTCTCTAATCATTAGAGAAAGTAAATTCTTTAGAAATTTCAATATTTTAAGTTGGCGGGGAGGGGGAGGGGGAGGGTACTTTTTTAATTGATTAGAAGAAAAAAAAAGGATATATATCCGCAGCCGCGGCCGCGGCTGCCAATGTATATATATCTCATTTCAAAATGGCGCCGAGAAAAATTTTGGCCTCCTCCCCTCCCCGCCTCCCCGCAACATTTTTGACATTCTAAAATGAATTTAACTTTTTACATAATTAGGACTTACGAGACGCTCACGCTGTTCTGGTTATTTCCATTCACTGTTTCAAACAGTGACACAATCACTGCATCCCTCACTTAATACCATGCAACTGCTTCATTCGTTTGTGAGCAAGCTGGTAAGCATGGACAGCCTCTGTCTTAGTAGTGTAAGTGCCTAAGTTGAAGTCCTTGTCGTTGGCGGCAATCTGGGCGCGGTAATTGCCATTATCAGTCTTGTAGACGCCAGTCTCACCAGAGCTGTTGTTAACATTAGGACGCCGGTTTAGGCCGTTGGCTTGCACTGTAACTACTCGCAAGTTCTTCCGCCTGTTGTCCAGTCTGTCACGATTGATGTGGTCCACAACAGTACCCTTGGGCGCGTTGGCTATTAGCCGATGCATCAACACCGTCTTGCCGTCAACATGACTCTGAGCATAGCCATTGTGGTAAATCCACTCCCACTGATTCAGCCACTCCCAGTCTTGGGGATCAACCTGCACTGTCTCGGCCACCGCTTCAGGTCGCCAAGCTGGTAAACAACGAATAACCATTTTTGTAAATCCCAAATTTTAACTATTGGGAAACAGAAACATGGCGACCGATAACAACAGTAGCAGCAGTAACCTGTTGGCAATGATCGCTGAAGTCAGCATGCTGAAGATGACTAACCGTGAATTGTATCATCAGATGTCGGCACACTCACGTAACGAGGAGATGCTTAGCATCATGGTTGACCAGCAGCGTAATGGTGATTTGACAGACTTTAATTCACTCAGATTTACCGGCGCCGCGTACAATACCAACTTCGGTCAGCTGGCATCACCTAAGGGCCCAAACTTTGAACTCGCCATGATTGATCACCTCAGCTGGATGTCAATGATTGACAGACTGACCAACGACGAGATCTATCAGTATTTTAAAGATAAGTACGAGTACTATCGGCACATGATGGTCTGCCAAGGCAAAATTAAGGCCTCTGCCTCTACAGCTCTGGACAATTTCGCTGCCGAATAAAAATAATTATTCACAGCAGTAAAAATGTCGACAGTAACTTCACCACCGGCAGCATCAACAACCGATAGTAGCAGCAGTAGTAGCTCAGACCCAACAACATCAACACCGACAACGTCAGGTAAGACTGTTGTCAAACACTCACTGTTCTCCCTAGGAGAGATAGTTAGCGGCGTCACCGCATTCATTGATCAGATCAAGACTGATATTGAAGAACTCAAGTCAGGCAGTAGCCGTATTGATGTGCTGGAGCAGACAGTAGAGTTCTTGGCTAACGAAGTTAAGCGGATCCTAGGAGAGCCCGACGACACAGATGCAGACGCAGAGGCTGACACTTCAGCTGACACTTCAACTGACACAACAGCTGTAACTTCTTCTTGATAAAAATTTTCAGCAGTAAAAAATTAATTATGCCCTGTGATCTGTGCGAACAATGCCACTGTGGTAGCCCCAACAGCCATCGAGATGAGCCATGGCATCAATGTTACAACTGTCTGCAGTTCGTCTGTGACGAGTGCCTAACCGAGATCTTCAGACTGTATCCAGAGACCAGCACAGGCCTGGCCGACAACGGTAACACCTATGTCACTGCCTGTCTCCAGTGCTATGAAGATGACATCAACATACAACTGCTGGGCATTGATGAAATCAGCGGTACTGACTAGAAGCAAAAATCTACACATCTAGATGTGTACTAACCGCGTTAATGTCACCAGTGATAATGATGATGATGATCATCATGAATGATTACAATCACAGCCTAAGGCTGTAATAATACAATATCACTAGCTTACAAGTGCAGGTGACTTAACTCATCCTCAATCTCAGACTGAGAAGCGCCAGAAGTCCAGCCGTGACCCAACACCTTCATAGCATCATTTCTGTGCTCACGACTCATGTGGCCATGGGCCTTACCAATCTCCACCATCCAGTCACGAACATACTCCTGATACTCAGTGAGTGGCTTCTTTGCTTTAGGACCACCACTTAACTCCTTGTTGACAGCCGCAATCATGTCAGCGTCAGCATCACGGGCGGGCAGTTTAACCTTCTCGCCGTCATGCGTGGTAAAGGTCTTGCCATCACTGGCCTCTGTCTGTCTCATTACTGATCTCACCTCACGGCGAATACGCTCCTTCTGGAGATCAGTCAGCTCAATATGAGACTTATCCTTGGCGTGTGACTTGGCCACCTTATGAGCTAAGGCCTCTTCCATCCGTGAGTCAATCAGCTGCTTACTAACAGTGTCGTGATCACCCATAGCGCCGCCATGATGATGAGCGTGATGTTTGTGATGACCAGCAGCATGGTGATGACCTTTATGATGAGCGTGATGGTGAAGACCGCTGCCAGTATCGTCGTCGGTGTCACTGTCAACATCACCACCAAACATAGAAAGCACGCTGGGTAGTACAGAGGCAGCAGCTCCCATACTGTTGTTAGCCCAGCCAAAGCCCTGATTAACCAGGTTGTTGAAGAAGCTCAGGGCATTGTCACCGTCACTGCCGGAGCCATGCATATGATGGTGATGATGGTCTCCGCTAGCAGCAGCAGATGTTGATCCGGGTAGTAGGTGGAGTAGAGGCGTGACGCTGCTTGCACTAGCGTGCGGACTGTGCTTAATTTCATCGATAGCCTTGGGACTGATGTCATGGGTGCTGTGACTTTGCTCCTTGCCCAACCGCACATGGATACGCTTCCGCCCCTTGGGTAGAGACTGTAAGACCTTCTTGATTTGTGGCTTGGTCATGGCCACTTCGCCTTCAGAGATGGGTAGACCCTTACCGTCGAATACAGACACTCGGACCATTTTTTTAGATGGTAATAATTTTCCGCCGTGCATTTCTTGCCAGAGAGTTTGGTCATTGCCCATTGTCACTGGCGAGTCAGGCCAACCAGCCCGGAAGCTGTCAATGATGTCAGCCGGTGACTTGCCTGCATACCGTTGCCTCAGATAGTTCACACAGTAGTCGCCACAAGCCTCTGAGTGGTAGTTTTGAATCTCGTGGCGGTTGACGAACACTGGCTTGCCGGACCTCTTCATGTAAGCCAACACATTATCCTCAGGTGGTAAGCCGAAAGAATCAAAGTACTCGATGCTACTATTGTCTGGCTTGTTACACACAGCCAGCCAATGTGAGCCTGGCTGCTTACTGCCCTCCAGGTTAAGGATCAGGTAACATTCCTTTGGTGGCTTCTTGCCGTTGACCCAATCGCTGGGGCGAGCACCCAAGTAGTTAGGAATACCAGCCATTAACTGGTTAAGCTGGACATCTGACGTCGCGTTGAATTTGTGAGATTGGCGTTTCGACATCACAGAATTTTTACAGCCAGAAAATAGCAATGTCTTCATCAGCGACGTTCATGGCCAAGAGGTTGGCACAAGAGGCCAGGAATGTAGAGATGGCGAAAGAGCTGGCAGCCAGTAAGACCAAGTTGAAGAAGCAGACAGCTGAGCGCTTCAGGCTGTATCATAGGCCAGAGCCATCACCGGCAGTGCAGTTACAGCAGCAGCAGCAGGGCACTGAGGATTATCCCAATCAGTTTCCAAAATACCCGGCAGCCCTGGATCCAAGGCTAAATATAGCCCGCTTGACTATTGCACAGAACTTGCGGGATGCCAAGAAGAAGCAGTCAGAGTCGTCAACAGGCAGCGTGGCCACGAGGTCCTTCAAGACTCTGCTGTCAAACACTACAGCCAGTGATGATGAGATGAAGAAGACCTTCAGCCGAGTCAAGAGTAATATCAGAGACCGCATCATCTCTGGTGTATACAATCCCACTGAACTGACCATGCTTAACCAGGCTCTGAACTATATCGAGCAGCTGGAGTTGAGGAAGGGGGCAACCGATTACAACAAGAACCTGCTGGGCTTGACCAACACCATTAACACGACTCTCCAGAGTGGCTTTAAACTCAACGTCGACAAGCTCAATGAAGTTGTCGATGGCCTGCAGCAGGCAGTGGTGATGGCGGGCTCAGGTGGCAAGAATAAAATCTTTCAGCAACTCATCGTCAACATGAACGGCTGGGCTGGTTATGTTAACCAGCCAGCCGCTGCCGCCGTCGCTATTCAGAATGCTGGTCAACCAGTGCCTGCGAATCTGTGGTCAGGTAACAAGATGAACTTGATGGCTAACTGGGCTCTCCTGGCTGCGATGAATAATGATGACCTTGATGATTTTCTCAAAGAGGGTCTTATTAGCATGGTGAGAGACTCGCTCAAGACTTTCTTCGAGGATCCAGATGACGGGAACCGGGAAGCTGCTCAAGAGCAAATTGAAAATGCCTACGACGTATATCTTTATGACGAAGACGAGCACAAGGATTACATCGTTGAACTTGTTAACAGACTGCTTGACCAAAAGCGGGCTATGCTAGCCTGGCACGGCATCGTACAGCCAGATGCGGGATATATTGACAGCATTAACAGCGACATCCTGTTCTGCAAGTACGTATATCAGATTGTGGAGCAGCAGAACGACCCCAACTTCGACAACATGGTTGTGGATGAGAATCAGATTAGGGCAACTCTCGATGACCCCATTCTTGAACATGCAGTTGCTGGAGCAGCTCCACTAGCTTCCTATGCTCAAGAAATAGATGATTTGATTCAGAATGCTGGTTATGCTGTCCCTAATGACATAGTGCTGAGGATGAGGGCGTTGGGAGATACTGCAGACGAAATCATGACTGACTTGCCTGGCAGTCGATGGGCTGACCCCGCAGCAGCTGCCGGCAATGCCTCCATCATTGAGAGAGTCAGGGAAATATTCGCCAATGCTGTCAGACTCAACGGGAACCAAGAGTTTGATAAGAAGAGGGCCAACGATGCTTTCAAAGAGTTGGGTCAAACCCATGATCGCCTCGGTGATGCTGACTACAGATGGAACGGTAAAAACTTCAATCGGTATCACAGGGTAGAATCTAACCAGCATTACCTTGACGAGTATGGTGCAGGCCTAAGTAGATTCGGCCTGAAGTCAACAGTGGCGCCAATCAGGGTTGACCAGAATGAACATCTCAGGCTGAAATATAACCGTCAGCGACAGCAGCAAGGCAGATCTGTGGCAGATGCCAGCGCTTCCATGGCTGCTATGAACATGCGGGGTGTGAGTCACACTAAGCCCAAGTCTCTTGGCACAGCCAGCAAGCATGGCGTGAAGGTAGTGGAGCAGCGGTATGAGAAGCCAATTATCATCAAGCCGGCCTTCGGTCCAGCTGTCACCTATCACAGCGCCTTTGACTTGAGGCGGCGACTCACACTGCTGATGTCAGATGTGCGAGCAGGTAACACCAGTTCAGGTGTGCGTGAAGAGGGTCACCAGATTGCCACCGCCATGATGCAGCGAGGTTGGTTGACCAAAATGGGTGCACAAGAAATTTTCAAAACTCTTTCGTGATCATAAAAAGCCAGCTACAGATATGTTTGAGAGAAGGGATAAACTGCTTAGAGGAGCTAGTATTAGGGGCTTTCACCCTTCCAAGATATTCGGTGGCTCCAGTGGTGCGTCAATCAGGCCTGAAGGTCTCTTACACAATCTGCTGAAACATGCCAGTCGCTATCACAAGCGTGTTGTCAAGACTGGTTACGACAAGGATGTAGATGATGTGGTTAAGAAGCTGACTGGCCTGCATGTTGGCAGTCATCACAGTAAGAAGTCCATCAAGAAGAAGGAGAAAGAGACTGGTGATGGCATGTTCTTTGGTAACGGCTACGATACATCCAGTGGTGGCGGCATGTTCTTTGGCAATGGTGGTGGTGTCAGTCATCACAAGTCTCTGCCATCATCTGCTAGCCATAGCAGCGGTCACAAGTCTGCTGCCAAGTCTTCAGGTCCTAAGAAGTCTTTGAAGCTCAACTTGTCTACCGCAGACGCCATGAAAACTATTGGTGGGAAATGGTAACTGCTCAAAAATATTTTAGCAGTCAAAAGTCAGAGTCATGAGTAGTATTAAAGACTTGAACCAAAGGTTGTCAGTGCTAGAGAAGGGTTCTGAGTCGAAGATTCAGAACCTGACTGTAGGGATGGGCAAGGGCTCTGCATCAACTACAACTACAACTACTGTTTTGTCAACACCGTCAACACCACCAACACCAGCAGCCAAGCCTGTAGCACAATCATCACAGCCGTCTACCAAGGTTAACTTCATTGATGACTACAACAAGCAGAAGGAAAAGCAAGATCAGGATGTCGCTGACAAGGTCAATGAAGTGGGCAAGAAGCAGGCCGAGATTCGGGGTGTTGACCTCAAGAACGTGATGAAGGTGGTGGCCTTCGTGGTTGACTTTGCCGAGGACATTGGCAGCTATGTGCCAGAGGTGCTGCAGTTGGTTGGTGGGCATCTGACAGGACAGGTGAAGCTGGCCGTGGCTCTGCAACTGGCTGCCCATCTGATTGGTGACGTTACTTCGGCGCTGAGAAACATTGGTCTGAAGGACATGATCAACCACACTGTCGACGTCAAGAACAGTAATAAGGTCAACAGTGATGGTTCAGTGACCACTACTACCAGCCAGACCACCACTGACACCACTGATGTTAAGAAGGATATGGCAAAAAAAACTTCTCGTTTAGGTTTCGGTATAAGACGAAACAAGAAAGGAACATCAGCCTAGCCTTCAGGCGATAAGCAGTGATAAATGATGTCATCTTATTACTAACAGAGTTAGTAATTAGAATAGTAGTTAGCATTAGTTCAGTATGAAGATGAAGTGGAAGTATGGTAGTTGTGACTTGCCACTTTGAATAGTTCACTGCGTGACATGGTTGGGTTACTGGCTTTGATGTCTGACAGGTGGTTCTTAACATACTGCTGCCAAGCATTTAGAGGTCTCTTAGAAGTTGTTGTGCGGTGATGTCTAACTTTACCACCTGACATCGACGCACTGCCAGTCAACTTTGGAGTCTCGTGGCTGTGACCGTGGCCCACAGCTCGAGCAACAGCACCGACTACGTGACCAACGATAGGTATGGATTGAAAGAAGTGAAGTAGGCTGTGGCCATGTCCACCATGTCCACCACTATGACCAAGCTTCTTGTGAGCCTGTAGATGATCTTTGGCGGCTTTGACTTTGTGACTATGGTAACTGGCTTTAACAGGCTGATCAGATCCAATTTTGAAATATGCTTCTGCCTGACCATCTGGGTCATGTATAGCTTTAATGTGGTGGTGCAGATCATCCTTGGGCAGGTCAATAGATGTTGACTTGTGCAAATCGCCCTTGTGATCAAACACTGACAGCATGACCATTTTTAGGTACTAAAAATAAACCACGATCGACAATTACAGAAAGTTGCCAGGAGGCGGTTAGCCTGTCAGGCTGCTCAATGTCGCAACTTTGACAGAAGCTGCAGGGTATTTTGCACACATTTGGGTAATAGCCGAAAGCAGTTGATGCAAGCCGCGTGATTCTGCAATCACTTTCTTCTGAGTACCCAGCTGCCACATTCGGAGAATGTGGAAGAATGTTTGGGTGTTCGATGAGGAGAGAGATTGACTGAGAACGCTAAAACCATCCACAGCTTCTATCGCAGTTTTGTGCCATGTTGCCAGAGTGGTTTATGACGTCACTGATGACGTCACTGATGACGTGTAATTGTAATGGGAACAAGATCATATTTCATCAGCTCCTTCTTCAACACCTTCTGAAGCTCCTTCTTTATCTCCTCTACTGAGAACTTGACAGATCTCAATGGCGGAACTCTATCACTATGGCAACTGTAACTATGGCAACTACTGTTAAGTACTGCTAGCCTGTGAAGTGGTGATGTTGACATGGTGATGGCTATTGGCAGATTTTTCTGTGATTTTTATCAAAAACCGTTGGAATTTTTCGAAATAAGTAAAAGTCAGAATCTTCCAATGTCTACTGCCGTTAAGAAGACCGTCATGAAGAAGCTTGTGGAGCCTGCCACAACTGCCACCACTGCTGATGCATCTGCTGCTGCTGTTACTAAGTCAAAAGCCATCATTCCTAAGAAACAGCCCGCTAAGTCAGTGAAGCCTGCTACTGCTCAGCCAAAGGCTGAAGTCAAACCTGCTAAGGCTGAAGTCAAGACTGCTCAACCTAAGGCTGCTGTTAAGGCTGAAAAGCCCGCTGCGGAGAAATCTGCTAAGGCTGAAGTTAAGGATGCTGCTGTGAGAACTATCCCAGTGGCTAAGGTTGCTGTGACGAAGGAGAAGGTGCTGACGCCTAAGCAGCAGTTGGTGGCTTACTTAAGTGATCAGGGTGAACGTAATCTAACTAAGCTCAGTCTCAACTCACTGGTTGGCAAGTACTACGGCAGGTATCCGAATTACATTGAAGGCCTGGGCTTGACTTCGGATGAGCCTCTTAACTTGCAAGATGATACGCCAATGGAGAACTTCAATCCTGAGTATGATGGCGGCGAGCAGCTGGGCAAGTCGCCATCACCACAGACCAAGTCTACGCCTCGCATCAATGACCTGGAATTGAGGCTGAAGGATCTTATTAGTCGTGTTGAGTACTTGGAAGCTATGATCAGTGAGGATGGTGAGATTGTTGGCAGTGATGGTGAGTCTGGTGAAGATGTTAGTGGCAGTGATGCTGATGCCGAGTAGAGATAAATACCTTCTAAGGTGGTATTTGATGATAGTGATGTTGATGTTTACACATGCATCACTGCTTCAGCGATGGCTTTGACACCACCAACGAAAATCTGTTTGAAGATGTTGAACCCATTCAGCTGGCCTTGCAACTGTGTGATCATAGCGTTGCGCATCTTATTAGTCTGGTCCATAGTACTGCCGTATTTGGTGGTTAACGCCATTGCCGTCTTGATGTCATTGGCCAATTTGTCAGCCATAGACTGAGCGAACTTAGGTCCATAGGTGTCTGATATCTGACTGAGCGTTTGCTTATCAAGGTCCAAGATGTCTTCATCAATGTGAGGTATGATATATGAGCCATCAGAGTTACTTTGTGTCGATAGACCGTAAGGGTTGTAGAGCCTTGGCACGTTGGTGTAATCAGTAGAGTATTGAGGACCAGAGTACAAAGGGCTGCTTTCCAGGTTAGTCTGTGCTCGCGCTGCCATCTGTTGACTAGCTGTGGCCATATCAGAGCTAATGCCAGCCGGCTTCTCACCTGGTGCGTAGCCATCTACACCTTTACCCTTCGTGTGATGATGTCTAGTTGGCATCGTCTTGGTAGTGAGTCGCTTGCCTATCCCTACAGTCAGGTTCTGAATCTTCGACTCAGAACCTCTAGCACTTGTATTTTTAACACCAGTGCCTTTAAGTTTCCTTTCAGTCACATGCATTATGCCGGTGAATTGATTTGGCAGTTGATTTGGCAGTATGTAACCACCTCTAGCCTTTGTACTTTTGACACCAGCCCCATTCATTAGCACGTTAGCCTTGGCTGCACCATCAGTTACGAGCTTGGTGAACTTGGAGACAAAGGCCGGAGATGATGACATGACCTTTTCGATATCTTGAAAGCTGAACTCTCTTAGCTGTGGTGTCAGCAGGCCAGAGGAGTTGAGCAAGTTGATCACGAAGGTCTGGCAATTGTTCTTGACTGAGTCATAAAGATAAAGTGGTGAGCCAATAGCCTTAACAGCGTTGTCGATGAAGTCGCCGAACTTGAGACGCTTGGCTGACAGTAGTGATAGTGGGACATCCATTCGCTCGTTAGTGGGATAGCTGGGACTGATGGGCTCAATGTTAATCACCTGGTTCTTCTCCACTAATAGAGTCTCGCCGTTAGTAAAGCTGACCAGCATAAAGAGGTGAACCAGCTTGTCGTAGCCTAACTTCTTCTCTTCCTCTCGCATCTGGTTGAGAGTGAGGGCGTTCATCAGGATCACGAAGCCGGTCTTGACTGGATTGCGGCCAACTACAATGTGATCTATGACCTTGTCCCGGTTCTTAGCAATCTGCTCCCTGACTTTAGGTGGGAAGTCGAGACGTGTTGGAACTGCGGCGTTGATGATGGGAGCGGCTGCAGCGATTGGTGCTGTAACTGTGTTGTAGCCGATGTCAGCCAATTTACCGACTGTCTTCTTAGCTGATGCTGATGTTGAACTGGCCACTTTATTGATAGTGTTAGTAGCTGAGCTAACTCCCTTGGTAACTGTCTTACCGATTGACTTCAATGAGTCGAAGAGGCCGTCACCCATAAGGTCTTCGCCACAGTGCGGGCAGGGCAGACTGCATACTGTCACTTCATCAGGGTGGTTGTGACCATCAAAGTGAATAGTAGCGCGAAAGTCACCATCTTTACCTTTACCTTTGCCTTTACTGCTATGCATGATACGCTGCACGGCATGAACTACATCGTCGTATTCAATGTCACGCTGCTTGTTGGTCAACTGTTTGAACAAAACATCTTGATGAGCCAACTGCTTGGTTGACAGTGTTGGTATAAAATAATCTGCTTTACGCTTCGGTGGCATTTTTAGTAGTGGCGAAAAGTTTATCTTGTTGCAAGATAACATTCACTCTCTCCTTATTAAACTATCAGACAACATCTTCGGCATTGACCCAGCTGTCAAATTTGTCCTGGTAGCCTTGCCATTTGACAAGAACCATCTTCTTGCGGTTACGACCAGTGCCAAGATATTTGGTGGCTAAGATCTTCTCAACTTTAAAGCTCTCAGGTAGAGTTGTCGCCTGTAAATCCTTATCATAGAACGAACCAAGGATAGCTTCACCAAGTCTGTCTTCGATGGTGTAGGTGGTGGGCCACGTGGGCAACACGCGACTGACGATAAAGACCTCACGTGACCACTTCGACACAGATTCTTTCGCAAACGCTGACCTTGATGTTTGCACGCGTACATAGTCACCGACATGGTATTTGGTTATTACGCCCTGCATTTCGGACCGGGGAATATGCGCACTGTTCTTGGTGTTGTTGAGACTGTTCTGGTAAGCCTCTTCAGCATTCTCTTCAGTCACATCCTGCGGCGCCATCTTAATGACTGAGTGAACTTTACTGTTGTAGTTGTCAAGCAGCTGCGGCAGCACATCAATGAAGCGGTCAGTGTCGTGAGTCAGCTGGTATCGATTGATTAGTTGCCACAGAGTCCGGTGGAACCGCTCAACCATAGACGCCTTCATAGGTGGATTGAGGGCTAACGGGAATATGTGCCAGTCGTGTAACAAGGCTGAGACAGTCTTGTTGAGGAACTCTTTACCACGGTCGAAGGAGATGCGAGACGGCTTACGCTCCTCAAACAGTGTTTCTAACCCGCGGGCCACTTCTTTGGCTGACTTGTTCAGCAGTGGTATGGCTTGAGCGTAGCGAGACAGCACATCGATGCTGGTTAGCAGGAAGTGATAGTTATTATTGTCAGCAGCGAACTTGCTGATATCCAATAAGTCAATTTGGTGGTTTAAGTCTAAGGTCCGTGCCACAGTCTTGCGCCTGATGAACTTGGTAACGGCTGGCTGGGTCATCTGCATATCTTCATTTGCATACAGCTTATCAATGTCGGGCTTCAGAGTTGGATACATCTTTTTGAGAGTGCTGTAACCCCAGAGCCCGTGAGTTGGGTCGGTCAGAAGCGGGTCGTTCATTTTCAGAGTGGTAAAATAATGAAATTATTGTTACTTAGCAGCTGGTGGTACAGCGGTACCGAAGTAAGTGTAATAGCCATTGTAATATATTTGCATCGTGGAGTTGTCGGTGACTGCTAGCTGAAGGTTACCATCAGTACCAAGCTGCCAGTTAATTGCTGGCCATGCTGATCCAATCATGGTGAAGGTTGGCGGCGAGGCGGACGACATGAAGTTAAGGTTATCGTTGTTGTCGTAATAGATGCCAACCGCATTGTTTGGCCCATAAGCCCAAGTAATCCCGCTGGCTGTGTAACCGTAACAGACAAGATTCATGTTAATGAAGAATGCTGAATTTTTAATGCTGCTATCAAGAACGAGATCAAGGATGATTGAGGTGCTAGAGTCGGCTGTAGTCGACCCTGAGATGCGACTAGACACCTGAGATGTGTAGTTGTTATTGTCTGTGGTACTGAGGTGCGTTGTTGGGTGAAAGGCTAATGTTAGCTCGGTCCCAGTGAATGAGACATTACCTGAACCATCATCAAGCGTGTTGTTGAGAGTCTTCACGGAACTACCCCCGGTGGTGGTTTGCACAGACAGACATGTGTTATCACCGGACGCATCATGGACGGAAAAGGCGACAGTGTCAATGGCTGGTTGGATGTAAACTGCATTGGCCGAGACCAACTGGTCCAAAGTGTCAACACCCAATACCTGGGTGTTAGTTGTGCCGACGACTTGAAAGGCAACACCGTCGGTTTGTGGCTGCACCATCATGAGGGTGCTGCTTGTCTGGCCGGTTGAACTGTCGACTTGCAAACAGTTGTATCCTGAAGTATCACCCACTTTGAAAGCGGTGCCGCCTAAAGATCCTTCGACAGTGAGATAGCCGATGCTGGCAGTGCCGGACACATTGAAAGGGCTGGGAATGGCGTACAGTGAGAAGGGTCCTTGTGTACTGCCGTCAGTCATATTGAGAGTGAGTGAAGTGGTGCCGTCATCGTTAGTAGTGGTTGTGACTGAGGAGACACCTAAACCTGCTGGTCCCACCGGTCCCACGCCACCGCCGCTACCTGATGCCACCAGACCGAGTGAATTAGGGTATGACATTATCTTTAGCTCAGTCTTTTTCAGGCTGTTACAATTACAATTCGAAATTGTAATTCGGAGTTCTAACTGCAATGTGTGTGTTAGGCGGTCTTTGTTGTTTTGGCGGCAGGAGTTGCAGCAGGAGTTGCAGCAGGAGTTGCAGCAGGAGTTGCAGCAGGAGTTGCAGCAGGAGTTGGACGCTGCAATATCTTTATGGGAGCCTTGGCCGTGGTGGCAGAAGTGGTATGAGTGACAGTTGGAACTGCATGCTTGACTGTAAGAGTTGGATTGATAGCACCAATGCTGCGACTACCACTACTGACGCTGCTACTGCTACTGACACTGCTGCTGCTACTGCCGGGAACAGTGGGGTGACCAGAGAGCTCAATGATCTGTTGACGCAACTGTTCAATGGCTGAATTGGTGCTGGTGACGAAGCTGGTGTAATGCTGTGTCAGAGCTAGTAGCTGTTGCTGCAAAGGTACCTGTGTACTTACTACCTGAGAAGTCGTAGCAGCAGTAGTGGGGGTGCTTGCACTAGCAGCAGTAGTGGTAACAGCAGGTTGTGTGGCGATGGAGTTATGATTAGGGTTCCAGCGAGAAGGAGCGACGCGGGCGACATGGGGTTTGCCGAGAGGTGTCTTGGGTGCTTTGGGGATTGGCATACTGCACTTTTGAGAGTTGAAATTATTATTATTTTCTTTCTCTCAGAAGTGTAGTGTTGTTGTGTTCGATGATGATGGTGTTGGTGTTACTGTAGTAGCTTTCATCTTCGTCGTCAGTAATGTCAGGGTCGAAAATGTATGTCGCGATAACTTCATCATGCTCGGCTTGCTGGGCTGCGAAGTAGTTGTGGATGTCTGACAACAGGGTGGTGGGAACCGGCATGAGGGATTTTTGAAAATCTGAAAAATGTCGAGGATAAAAAAATCCCAGCAACCATGGAGGTCATCCCATCCCTACAGTCAGGTTCTGAATCTTCGACTCAGAACCCAGAGAGTAACGAGATATATCGTGACGGAGACAATGCTAGTAACAGTCATCAGGAATGTGGACCAACTGAAGTTGTCGAAGAGACTGCTGTGGTACAGAAGCGTGGTCGTGGTCGTCCACCTAAGTACAGTGATGAGGAGCGGAAGGTGGTGAGAGCACAGCAAGCCAGAGAGAATGCTCTACGGTATTACCACATACACAGGGAGCAGGTGAATCAGCGTAGTCATGACTATTACTGGTCTCATATTCCTCAGTTTCAAGGGTACTACAAGAGTAGGGTCGCTGCTGACTAGTTGATTATACAGTACAGTACTGTATGATGAAGTTAGAATTCAATCTCTCCTGACTTAGGTTTCAGGGTAAGAAGAGCCGCAAGAGCTTGGGATTTCTCTCTATCCATTAGCCAGTTATAGAAATGGCAGTAGCTACCAGCAGCCAGGTCCTTCTTCTGAGGCGGGTTGTCCCTGATGTACATGACCCACCTTTTTATCTTGGCATCGTCACTGTCAATCAGCTGCTGATAAGTCTTGCCATTATTTACACCGAAGGTTAGCACAGTTTGAGATGGGTCTTCTGGCTCTTGGGGTTCGTCATCTATGCCATCAACACCTTGGGTGATTAACCAATCATAGAACTGCTTCATCTCGGGGGAGACCTTGAAGTTATCCTTTGGGTTCTCCACAATGCGCACCGTCCAGTTACAATACTGGCGATCACCAGCAAGGATTGCGGCAAAGGTTTCACCCTTGTACTTGGTACCATAGTTTATAATGGTGGCATTGTTACCTGGCCCCAGTGGTTCAGAAGACAGAGGCTTAGCAGTTGATGAGGACCTAACGACACGACGTGCAGTGAATGAGGACATGGCTGACTGATTTACTGTGAAAGTTAGATTCTTTAGAAATTTCAATTTTTTTGGTTGCGGGGAGGGGGGAGGGGAGGAGGTCAAAATTTTTCTCGGCGCCATTTTGAAATGAGATATATATACATTGGCAGCCGCG